TCGGCCGGAGTGCGCCGACCGGCTTGCCCGAGTACTCGACCCGTGGCGATGCCGCGCCCGGCCAGTGCCTCGGGGGCGCTCACGGACTCGTAGAAGCCCTCACGCGCGCTCGGCACGCCTTCGGGTAGTGCCTCCAGCACCTGCGCCTGTCGTGCCTTGGCGGCCTTCACCGTGTCATCCCCGTAGGGTCTGACGCCACTGAAGATCATCATGCCGCGATTGGTCGCCGAGACATCGCCACCCATGCCGATCTGCGCGAGCCGATTGGTTATCTCGCTCAGTTCATTCGCCGTGGGCGGTGCGCCGCGATCGAGCAGCACGTCGAGCTTCCCGGTACGCGCCCCCATCGTGACCGGCAGGTTGAGCGCCGAGGCTTCCTGCACGTCGTTGGCACCGCGGAAGCGCTCGGCAAAGCGCAGGGCCTCCAAGGTGGGAGGGTTGATCGCATTGGCGAGTCCCGTCTCGCTTTGCGCGAGGTTCTGGAAGTCGACCAGCGGACGGCCGATCGTCACTGGGTTCGTCTCGCGTACGCCCGCACGGTTGGTGTAATTGCCGACCGACTCCAGCGTCGGCAACTGGCGCTGCCGCATGGCGCTGTAGATCACGTCGCGCGGACCTGCGCCGACCGCGCCGTGCGGCGTCTGCAACGGCGTCTCGGGGATCGGCTGGTCCCAGCGCCCGACGTCGCCGTAGCGCAGGCGTTCCTCGTAGGGCATGTCGAGCACGTCGGCACGGTGCCCGGTGTCGGCCCCGGGCGTGTACTCGTAGGTCGCGCTCGCCGTGTGCTTGGGCAGGTAGTCGGCCATGGTGTTGTTCGCTTCACGCAGCGCCATCGCCATGCCTTCCGGCCCCTCTGGGAAGCGACCACCGACGCCACGCGCGTACAGGTCCTGCGCCTTGCCGTAGACCCACGGCACCTCCTGCGAGGTCGCGCCGGTCCAGTCGGTCTTGCCACCGACGCCACGCTGGTTGGCGCGCTCGATCGCCATCGCCGTCTCCATGTCCATGAACGGGTGCATGGTGTTCTGCACGCCGGCCCGCCACGGCAGCCCCTCCGGGGTGGTGTAGCCGAAGGTCTGCGCCATGCGAAAGTCATTCACCCCGAACGGCGAGTTTTCCACCACGCGCGGGTCGTTCTTGCCGCGGTACTCGCCGATCTTGAAGGCGAGGTCCGCCGGCCGGTTCTCGCGCACGGCACTGTCGAGCGTCTCGCGACCCGCGCCGCGATACGCCGTCTCACCCGTGCCGAAAATGCCGGCGTTGTGGTGGCGCAGCGCGAACGCGGTTTCGATCTCCGGTGACGCGCCGGCGCTGTACACCGCGTGTTCCTCAAGGCTGCGCGGCAGTTGGTACGGCTCGTTGCTCGCCGCCTGCCCGGCCTTGGCGCGGTCGTACCACGTCGCGAGGCGCTCAGGGTCCGCGTACTCAATCGCCGCGGCGCCTTCGGCAATCTCGCGGTCGAGGCCGCGGCGCATCGCGCCCAGTTCCTGTCCGGTCAGGACCGTGCGTGGCGCACCGATGTAGCCGCCGCCCGGGGCGGGCTTCAGGTGTTCGCCACGCTGCCCAGCTTCCAGCACCGCCGGCAGTCCCTGCTCCGCGTACACCTGCTTGTACACGTCCGGGTCGACCTTGGCGCGCGTGCCCGCGCCCTTCTGCTTCGCGACCACCTTGCCGGCTTCGGCCGCGGCGGTCTGCTTGGCGAGCTTTTTCTGCCGCGCCGCTTCGCGCACATGCTTCTGGCCGAAGAACTTGAGCGCTTCGGGCGTCATCTCGCTCGCCTCGCCAGCGGCGCGGGCCAGTTGGCTCGCGGCAGGGATGCCGGGCAGGACACCGGCGGCGGACATCAGGTAGTTCGGCCAGCGGCGCGACTCCGGGTCCGTGGCGTACATGTACGCGTCGCTCAAGATCCCGCTGATGTCACCAGTCACCGGCACGCCGTACTGCCCGCCCTCGGGCAGGTTCTCGCCCTGCGCCATGACGCGCGGGTCGAGGTACGGGTTCTGCCCGACCTGTCCGATCTGGCGCCAGATGTCAGCGAGGGAAGGCATTCCCGCCACCGTTGCTGCTCTTGGTCGGCACCTGCGGCTCGGGCGGACGCATCGCCTCATCCAGAATCACCACCGTCTCGACGCCGGTCTGCTCGGTGTCGGCGTCGATGTTGCGCACCTCCGCGGCGGTCTTCTGCAGCTTCGCCATCTCTGCCTGCGCGCGTGCCATCGCAACCTGCGCCTCGGCCTGATCGCGCTGCGCCTTGGCCTGCTTGCTCGCAAGCTCCGCTTCCATCATCGCCTGCTGCATCTGCTGCTGTTGCTGCTGTTGCTGCTGCTGCTCAGGCGTCAGTTGCCCACCGCCCTTCATGATGTCGAGCAGTTGATCTTTGTTACGCAGCGCGCTCGCTTGGAGATAGACCTCGGGAGGAAATACAACGCCAGCGCTCGCGAGCTTGGTCAGTTCCGCGAACTGCTCCGTCTGCAGCGTGATCATGTCCGGCGACTCGTCGATGATGATGTCGACGTGCATCTGCGCGACGTCGTTGCGCCGCTGCCCGGACGGTATCTGCGACATCGGGTCCTGCGCGATCTGCTGCACCATTGCCTGCATCTGCTCCGGCGGCAGTTTCTGCCCGGCGAGTTTCTGCGCGGCGAGCTCGCCGTTCTGGATCGGCACGTTGAGTCCGACGAACTTCAGTTTCTGCTCATCGTCAGTGACTCTGACCCACGTCTCCTCGGTCCAGAATTGCTTGACGCGGTTCCAGCACTTGCGCGCTGCGCGCTTTTGCAGTTGGCGGATCTGGTCGAAGAGCGCGCCCAGTTGCACCGAGCCGCCTTCCTGATCGAGTTGCTTGGCCTTGCCGGAGAGTGAACCCGAGGTGCCGCGCAATGCGTCGTTCGGGCCGACGCTCGACAACGCGTTCATGGTGTCTGCCAGCAACTGGAACTGGGGCATCCCGATGTCGACGTTGGTGTCGATGTCGAGGCGCATCCCCGGAACGGCCTCGACCCAACCGTCAGCCTTCTGCACTTCCAGCTTCGCCTTCTGCACGTCCTCCACCGCACCTTGGTCGGCGATGACGCGGCGTGCTGAGAGCATCTGCAGTGCCTTCGACCGGCGCTTGTTGATCTCGTCCTGCAGGTCCTCGTACCGCTTCACGACGCCGTACGGGTTGCCGTCACGGTCGCGGAACGCGCACTGCGCCACGTACGGGTGCTCGGGCAGTTGGCTCTCGTCGTCGAGGTACGGCGAGCGCGCGGCCGGCTCCAGAAACGCGCCCTTCATGAACACGGCGCGCTGCCACTCGCCAGACCACCAGTAGTGCTCAAAGACCTGCACGCGACGGCGTTTGTAGTCGACGAAGCGCAGTGTTGGCTTGTCCTCAAACGTCTCGTCGCGCGAGGTCCTGTTCGCGTCGCTGATCGTGCCCTCGATCAATTCGCGCTTGTCCGGGTACTTGCGCAGCAGCCGCGCCTCGTCGAACCATGTGATGACGCCGAAATACAGCGAGTCGGAGAAGTCGAGTTCCATCGAGTGCGGGTCGTAATAAAAACGATCCCAGCGGATTTTTCTGATCTTGTCCTTGTTGCCCGCGCGCACGACTTCCAGTGCGCCGAGGCCCTCGACCATCATGTTTTCGAACACGATCGAGCGCGACTGTTCGAAGTCATTGCATTCGAAGATGTAGCGCAGCGAGTCGGTGGCCGCTTCCGCCGACTCCTCGTCGGCCGGGGTGCGCGGGTACGCCTTCGGGTCGGTGCGCGTGCGCCGCTCCAGCCCCATCAAGTACTGCACCTTGTCGCCGATCCGGTTGTCGGTGATGCACGGCTGGTTGCGCAGTTCCAGCGCTTTCTTCTCGGCGTCGGTCCACTGGTCGCCGTCGTAGTAGTCGCGCCAGTGCTCGCCGCGGCGGCGGTACTCGACGGTCGCATCGGCCGCGTCTTCGAACTGCTTGACCAGCTTCGACAGGAGGTCCTCTTCTGCCGGCGTCAAGGGCGGTGCGGTGGCGGCGGGAATCGTCAGACCGTTTTCCACGTACTGCCCTTCTGCTCCGAGTTGAAGACACGGTCCCATCGGTCGATCGGGACCACCTTTTTCGGCGTCGGCAGCATCGCCGGGTGCGCCTCATCCAAGGCGAGCGCCATGAGCGCCGCCATGTCCACCGCGTCGTCGCGAGGAGCGCCCGGGAAGCTGAGCAGCTGCCTGAACAGCCGCCGGCCGTGCTCGGTCTCGGGCAGGTAGACCTTGCCCATCGCCATGCGCGCCTGCAGCGCCCGGGACATCGACGGTTTGTCGCGCGTGCGCGTGATCCACTCAAGGCGACAGAACACCTTCGTCTCGCGCATCCGCCGGGTCAGCAGCGCCTCGATCGCGCGGCGGATGACGCCCGATTCACCAAAGTGCGCGAACGGCTTGTGGCGGCGGAACTGCTCGATCATTTCCTCGATCCACACGTCGGCCGTCGACTGGCCGGAGTACGCCGACAGGCCCAAGTACAGGTCACCGTCCGGATCCACGCCGTGCGTCCAGACCTCGGTCGAGTCGCCGCCGCCCTCCGTCACCGCGAAGTCGCTCGATGCGTAGCAATGCAGGTGCTTGGGCGGGGTCGTGTACCACTTGATCCACTTGCGCTGGAAGAACGTGCCCTCTTCCGGCGTCGGGTCCTGCAAGTACAGCGCCGACCACTGGCGCGGGTCCGTGTTGTCGCGGATACGCGCGAGTGCCTCGGCGTCGTAACGCTCCGGCCATGGTGG